CGGGATCGAATTCCAAGGCTACTCGTTCCCAACGGTCTATTGGGGCGACAAGCTGCACATCATCTGCAGGGAGGCCGATGTGTCGGGCGTGGTCGAAGGCTTGACCGCTGAAAAGGCCCGTGTTGACTCAGAGGCATACACGGCATGATTAATAAATTCATCACCCCGGATGAGTTCATTGCGCAGATTTTCATCTGGGCGTGGGAAAACGAAGTGGACGAACGCGCGGCCCTTTATGTCGCTGCCGGCATGGGTGGCGAGATGTGCGCAAGCGACGCCAAAAGAATGCTCATTGATTTGGATGAATGCGCGGCATGAGAACAAAAGCCACACATGATTTCTTACCAGTTTGACAACCATCTTTTTGAGTATGAGGAAATCTGGTATCAAGGAAAGCTAAATTATCGAGGCCGAAAAGATGGTGGCGAATGGATCGCTGACGTAAAACCTGGACAAGTCTGGTAAATGAGAACAAAACCCACGCTCATCATCAACCTGCACTGCGAAGAGGGCCGGGGGATGATTCAGATGTCACTCGACAGCTTCTCGAAAAGTGAACGCGCCTTTATGGTGAGTTTGTTCGGCAAGGCCGAGCAGGGCTCCGCTGTCGATTTCGGCGTGGGCGATACCCCCGATGGCCGGCACTGCATGCAATTCACGGTCGGCATCCCGGAGAAGACCGATGCCCCGGTTTAAGCGTTCCGCCCCTCCTGAGCCTTTCATCGCGCCCATCGACGAGGATGTGGTGATCGAAGAGAAGCCCAACCCCGTCCCGGCCGATTGGCAGCTCGGCGCCCTGCTGAACGTCAGACACGGGGGAGACGCCTACATCGTGACCCTGTATCCCGAAGAGGCGAGCTTCGAGCACCCGGAACGCACCTTGCGGTTCACCAACTCCGGAACCTGTCAGGATTTCGTCAGCCGCTGGTACGCCCGCGAATCACACGACCCGAGGGCGTAATGAGCCCATCGGAACGCGCGTGGTCGTTGGTCATCGTGCTGGGCGGAACAGCAGCGCTAGCCCTGTGCTTCTGCGTCATCGCGCTTTTCCTGAGCATGGTGGCCCCGTAAATGGATCACTTCTGGATTCGTGGCGGCAAACGGTTCTCTGTGTGCTTTGCCTCAGACGCTCACAGAGGGCGCGTGTTCTGGTTTCGGCTGTTCAGCTGGGGCCTGCACCTGAGCCGTAGTGAGGGCTACGTCAAGCTGTTCAGCGAGCTTTACGGCGACGCCAGGGCAATCTACCTCGGCCCGCTCAGGGTCGGCCTGCTTCGACCGTAGAAATGTTCTCACAAGCCATCGCCGACGACATCTGCGAGCGCATCGCCGAGGGAGAACCCCTGCGCGTCATCTGCCGCACCGAGGGAATGCCGGCGTGGAGGACGGTCTATCACTGGCTGGAGGAAAGGCCGGATTTCGCGGCACGCATCGCGCGCGCCCGCGTGAGTGGGTTTGACGCCATCGCCGAAGACTGCCTGGACATTGCCGACGAAACGAATCTGGACACGGTGAGGGACAAGGAAGGCAACGAGCGGCAGAACACCGAATGGATCAGCCGGTCGAAACTCCGCGTGGACACCCGGCTAAAGCTGCTCGCCAAGTGGGACCCTAAGCGCTACGGCGACAAGCTGGAGACCACCGTAAAGGGCGGCCCGGCCAATGTGATGCTGTCAGCTACGGATGCAGCGCTGTGATTCGCTACAAACCTTACTTGTTAAGTAAGTCGTATGTGGATGGGTTAACACCTGTTAACACCGAAGCCGCCAATGAGTTAACACCGATCCCGAGTGTTAACAAGGCGAAGGACCGCCACAAACCCGGCTACATGGCGGCTTACATGCGCAAGAGGCGGGCGAAATGAGCCGCCTTTTCTGGTTCTGTCTGGGGGTCGCCTTGGAAGACCTGCACTCGCAATGGTGCAAGCGTCGCGTGAACAAGGCGCGCAGCAGGTCGTGGCCAGCGGGGGAGTGAAGTGACGTTCACCCTCACCGACAAGCAAAACGAAGCCAATGCGGTTCTGGCTTCCAAGGCCACGCACATCATGCTGGCTGGCGGCTCGCGTTCGGGCAAGACGTTCCTTATCGTTCGCGCCATCGTCATCCGTGCCCTCAAAGCCCCCGGCTCGCGCCATGCCATCCTGCGCTTCCGGCTCGGCCATGTGAAGCAATCCATCGTGCATGACACCTTCCCGAAGGTCATGCAGCTCTGTTTCCCGCAGATCGAATACGAGCTGAACAAGTCCGACCTGTACGCCATCCTTCCCGGCGGCTCGGAGATATGGTTCGGCGGGCTGGACGACAAACAGCGCACGGAGAAGATTCTCGGCACCGAGTTCGCCAGCATCTTCCTCGAAGAGTGCAGCCAGATCACTTATGGCGCGCGCAATATGGTGACGACGCGCCTGGCGCAACTGGTTCACGTACCGATCATGGGCAAACCCCTGCCCTTGAAAATGTACTACGCCGAAAACCCACCGGATAAGGGCCACTGGACTTATAAGCTGTTCAAGCTGTTCGAGGACCCGGAGAGCCGCCAGCAGATGAATCGGGAGGATTACGCATTCTTCCGCCTGAATCCCGGAGATAACCAGGCCAATCTATCGGCCGATTACATCAAGACGCTTAAAGCCCTGCCCGAGCGGATGCGCCGCCGTTTCCTAGAAGGGGAGTTCCGTGACCAATCACCTAACGCCTTGTTCAACGACGAGCATATGGAAAGGTGGCGCAATATCGACGGGGAACTGCCCGATATGCTGCGTATTGTCGTGGCGGTCGACCCGTCCGGTGCCGATGATGTCGACAACATCGACAACGATGAAATCGGGATTGTTGTTTGCGGTCTTGGTGTTGATGGCAATGGCTACGTACTCGAAGACCTCACATGCAAGGCCGGTCCCCAGACGTGGGGAAAGGTCGCCACCATGGCCTATGAGCGCCACTCGGCCGACCGCATCGTCGCCGAGGTGAACTACGGCGGCGCGATGGTCAGAAACGTCATCCACACCGCTCGCCCGCGCACTCCGTTTCGCCCAGTCACGGCCAGTCGCGGCAAGGTCGTGCGCGCCGAGCCCATCTCGGCCCTGGTGGAGTGCGGAAAGATTCGCATGGCCGGCGTGTTCCGCGAGCTCGAAGACGAACTCGTCTCGTTCACGACGCATGGCTACATGGGCGAGAACAGCCCGAACCGGGCCGACGCAATGATTTGGGCGTTCAGTGACCTATTCCCGGAGCTGACGAAGGCGCAGGAGGACAAAGCGCTTCCGCCTCCCGAATACATCGGCCGCTCGCGTAGCAGCCCTAACAGTTGGATGAGGTTCTGATATGGGCGAAGGATTTTACTTGCACCGCATATCTATTCAACGTCAATTCGTTTTAGGGTGGCTTTGGCGCGATTTCAATTGCGAAGGCGTAGACCCGGGATGTTTAGATGCCCCCGAATGGATGCCGGCGGGGTCGATGTGCTCCGTTGGCAGTTTCATGCATGTGGTGGAGGTGAAGCGCGAACCGATCCCGTGGCGTGATCGGGTAGACATTTACGCTCGGGAGAGACATTAATATGGCAACTATAGGCGGCCACCCGGCCGAAACCAAAGCCTCGGCCCGCACCGATTCAGACCGTGAGTTCGCCGCCATCTCGGAAGGCGCGATCTGGGAAGAGTGCAAGGACCGCCTGCGCATCAGCGCCGAGAGCGAGACGGACAACCGCAAGAAAGCCAAGCGCTCCCTGCTGTTCCGCGAAGGCGACCAGTGGGACCACGATGTGACCACCACCGCCAGCGAGGACACGCCAGAACTCACCATCAACCTGACCGATGCACTCGTCAAGCGGGTGGAGAACAACATCCGACAGCAGCGGCCCCGGGGCAAGTGTCACCCGGTCGGCGAAGGCGCGGATATTGAAATCGCTGAAATCATCAACGGCATCGGCCGGCACATCGAGACCCGCTCCGAGGCCTCCATTGCCTATGACACCGCCGCGACTCAAGCCCTGACGGCAGGGTGGGGGTTCTTCCGCATGATCGCGGAGTACGTCAGCCCCACATCGTTTCAGAAGGACATACGAATCCTTCCTATTCGCAACCTGTTTACGGTCAACATGGACCCGGCAACGATCATGCCGCACGGTGGCGATCAGATGTGGTGCATTATCTCGGTGAAGATGAAGCGCCAGGAATATCGGCGCCGATACCCGAACGCCGAAAACTCGAACTGGGAAGACGTAGCCCGCGACGGTGCCCGGCTGGAATGGGAGGACAAGGAAGATATTCGCCTTGCCGAGTATTTCCGCATCCGGGAAAAGGACGAGAAGCTCTACCAGATACGGGGCAAGGACGGCACGGAGTTCACCAAGTACCGCACCGAACTGCACCGCGACAGCAAGGGCAAGCTGCTCGAGCTCAAAGCGGTGGAAGAGATTCTGGCGGCGCGCGGCATGAGTATTACGGGCGACCGAGACTCGACGAAACGTCAAGTCGAGTGGTTTCGTCTCAATGGCCTGCGCGTCGTGGAGCGCCAGCAGCTCCCCGGTTCGTTCGTTCCGGTGTTTCGCGTCGAAGGCAACGCGGTCGACATCGACGGCAAGGTGATGCGCCGAGGCATGGTCGAGTCAATGCAGGACCCGGCCCGCATGGTGAACTACGGCGAGGTGGCGAAGATCAAGCGCCTGGGCCTGACGCCAAAGGCTCCGTGGGTTGCTGCAGAAGGCCAGCTAGACGGCCATCCGGAATGGATCGACGCGAACATGCGTTCCTATTCCGTGCTGACGTACAAGCCAATCGTCATCGAAACGTCATCGGGTCCGATGATGCCCCCGCCTCCGACTCGCCAGCCGCCGACGCAGATCGAGGCCGGGTTCTCCGAGTTCGTGTCGGGCATGCGCTCCAACCTGCTCGCCACCGCTGGACAGCCCCACGACCCCGGCCAGGATGAAAGAGGCGTAGTCGTCTCGGGTCAGGCCATCAAACGCCGCTCGGCGATGTCCGATCAGGCGCACTTTCAGTATTACGACAACCTGACTCTCGCCATCGCTCAGTGCTGGCGGGTCATGGTCGAGTGGATACCGGCCTACTTCTCCGAAGAGCGCATGCAGCGGGTCATCGGCGAGGACTCGACGCCGAAGATGGTCAAGCTGAACGAGAAACAGCAGGGCGAAGAGGGTGCCGAGGACAAGATCAAAAACGATCTGTCCGTGGGCACCTATGACATCGTGATGGATACCGGCCCGGGCTATGAGACGAAGCGCGAAGAGGGCGCGGAAAACCTGATTCAGCTTCTTCAAGTGCAGGCGCTGGCCGAAATCATCGCCAAGACGGGACCGGACCTCGTGTTCCGCTCCATCGATCACCCGTACATGCAGGAACTGGCGGATCGGTTGCTGGCTTCGAGCGACGAAGGCATGGAGAAGGTCAAGGAAGGTCTGTCCAGCCAAGCCAAGTCAATCGTGGACTATCTCAGCAAGGAAAACAAGGCGCTCAAGGATCAATTGCAGAAGGTGGAAGGCGATCTGAAATACGGGATCACCAAAGCCCACCTCGCCGCGACCGTCAAGGCTCACGACGTGGAAGAGAGCAACAAGACCAAACGCGCGGACACCGAAATCCGCTCGCACACCGCTATCTCCGTGGCCGAGATTGGCGCAGCGGGGCACATGCTGAACACGCACGTCGAGGCGGAACATAACCGCACCGCCGCCAAAGACATGCTCGCAGCCGGCGAGAAGGCAGAAAAGGACAACACATGAAGGTCGAACGGGTGTTCATTGGCGAGAGAAAGCCCAGAACGGACGGACTAAGGCGAGCAGTAAACAGCGCCAAATATGCTGAATCTAGGGTTTTGTTTTTAGAGGCACACATTGTCACGCTTGATGCAGAAATAGAAAAGCTAAAAGCTAGGCTGTTCTCAATCGGCCGCTTGACCAGAGGATTAAAGAAATGACCATGACCGTTATCGACAGCCATAACCTCGCAGCCTTTCTCGCCGATGCAGGCGCAGAGGGCTTGGAGCCGCGAATCGACATGACGAAGCCGACGCCTGAGAAGGCCGAGGCCGTCGAAAAGGTCGAGAAGGTCGAGAAGGTCGAAGCGGAAGACGCGGACGACGTAGAAGGCGAGGACGGCACCACCGCCCAGCAGAAGCGCGAACTCAGCGCGAAGATGCTCAAGGCCATTGGCAAGAAACACCGCCAAGTCAGAGAGGCGGAAGAGTTCGCCGAGGCGCAGTACAAGGAAAAGACGCACGCCGAGCGTCGATCTGAGGCATTGGAGCGCGAAAACGCCGAACTCAAGGCCAAGATTTCCCCGGTGCTGTCGAGCAACAAACTCGACCGCAATATGTTCGCCACCGAGGACGATTACACCGAAGCCCTGGTCGATCAGCGGTTTGCCCGCCGCGATGCAGAGCAAAAAGCCGAGCAAACCACCACGCGCCTGCGTTCGCAGATCGAGCGCGCGAGCGATCTGGTGCCCGATTGGAAGGAAGTCACTGCCTCTGCCGATGTCGACGTGCCCCGTGCCGTCTCGGACTACATGCAGGAGTCGGAGCTGTTCGCCGAGCTGGGGTATCACTTCGCCAAGAACCCCGATGTGCTGGACAAGCTGGGGAGGTTTTCTGTTAATAAACAGCTAGTCGAGTTGGGGAAGATCGAGGCTAAACTAACGGCATTCGGAACGAAAGAACCGAAAACAAGCGCGCAACGCGCTGCAAACGACTCAGACGAGTCGAGTTCGTTGGACACGGGATTCAGCCCGAGCAAGGCCCGCAGAGATGCGCCTGTGATCAAGCCGCTTAATAGCGCCGAAGGTCAGCAGATGGAGCCGGATGTCCGCGACATGAACTTGCGCGAAACCATCCAAACTTGGCAGAAGGCCAACAAGCTCAATCTGAGACTTCGCAAGCGCCATTGATTAGCTGAGTCCAAGCACCTCGCGGAAACGTTGTTCCGTGCCCCTATGGGGGCGCTCAGGGGTGTATTTTGGCTAACCAACTACTCACGATTTCGATGATCACGAACCGGGCGCTCCCGGTTCTCGCCAACCTTTGCGTTGTCACTGACAAGTTCAACCGTCAGTACGACAAGGAATTCGGCCAAAAAGGGAAAAAGATCGGTGCCACGTGCAACGTTCGACTCCCGCCGCGTTACCTCGGCACCTTCGGCCCCGCGCTGAACGTCGAGCCCAGCACTGAGAACTACGTGCCGGTCAACGTGCTGTATCAGTTCCACGTCGACATGCAGTTCAACACCATCAACATGCTGTTGGACATCGATGACTTCGAGTGGCGGTTCCTGCACCCTGCCTGCGTCGCTGTAGCTAACCGGGTTGACTCGGACGGCTCTTACTTCGCCATGCAGCAAACTGCGGCCCGTTTCGGCACTCCCGGCACGACCCCCACGCAGTTCAAGAACTTCTCCGACGCCCGCGCAACCCTTGTTTCCGAAGGTATGCCGAAGGGCATGCTCCCCACGGCGGTTTTGCACCCGCTGGCGCAGTCCAGCATGGCCGACAGCCTGAAGGGCTTGTTCAACCCGCAAGCGCACATCTCCGAGCTGTTCGAGACCGGCATGATCGCCGCCAAGACGGCCGGCGCTGACTGGTTCGAAGACCCCAACATCGCCAACTACACCACCGGCGGTTTTACGGGCACTCCGGTCCTGGCAGGCACGTCGAGCTCGGTCGGTGGCTCGGCGCTGATCACCGCAGGCTGGGCGCAAACGGGTGTGTTGAACATCCAGGGCCTGACCAACTCGGCGGCTCAGGTGCAAGTCGGCGACACGATCCAGATCGCCGGTGTCTTCCCGGTCAACCCGCAGAACCGCAGCCGCTACGGCACGGCGCTTAAAACGTTCGTGGTCCTCCCCCCGGGCGGCTACGCGCAGCTGATCGGCTCGGCTGCACCTGGCGGCCCCGGCTTTGCTCCGGCAACGCTGGCGGCGGGCACGTTCAACGCGGCGTCGGGCCTGTTCACCTCGAGCGGCTCCGGCACGCTGTCGATCACGGTCGGCGAAGCGGTGATCACGGGCGGCCAGTTCCAGAACTGCGCAGCGACTGCAGCCTTTACCGGAACCCCTGCGGTTCTGGTCAACGGCGGCACGGCCACCGGCACCTCGTCGACGGAGAACTTGTATTTCCACCGCGACGCCTTCGCCCTGGCTTTCGTCGACCTTCCGCTGCCCCGTACCGCAGTCGAAGCCAGCCGGGCCTACGACGAAGACCTGGGCATCTCGATTCGTGTGGCGACTCAGTACACGATCAACAACGATGCCGAGCCGACTCGTTTGGACATTGCCTACGGCTTTGCCTCGCTCTATCGCTCGATGGCCGCCCGTATCTCGGGTTAAGGAAAAAACATGGCAACCACCAACCTCACCGGCTCCAACCCGGGGCCGAACTCGGCCAACGTGCCCGACACCATTCAGATGTCGGTGGGCAACGTCCAGAAGCTGTTTCGTGCAGCGCTGGTCATCACCCCGTCCGCTCTGGCCGCCGGTCCTTCCATCGGCGCGCAGGTGTTCACCTCTACGGGTATCGGCTTGCTGATCACCGACGCGGTGACGGTCGAGTACACGGGCGCACAGACCGCCAACGTGGCGATTCTCGATGCCCGTGTGTCTGCCGCCGATGCGCTGGAAATCAAGTTTCTGGCAACCGCCGGAACGCCGACGCCTGCAGCCGGAACGACTGCCGTGCCGTACATCGTGTCGGTCACGCGAGTCCAGCCGAACTGGTCGCAGCCGACTGGTTCGACGACGCAGATCACCTTCTAAGGGGACGAAATGCCGCTTCCTCTTGGCAGGTATTACGGCGCGTTTGCTGGAAACGTCCCGCTGGGGCTCGGGGATTTCCTCCTCGAATCCTCGCAGGACGGCATCACCGCAACCGCTGGTGGTGGGCGCAACAACGCCTACCAGATCGTTTCGCAGACCTCGCGCATCACCACAGTCGCAACGCTCGGCGATAGCGTCATGCTGCCCTCGGCCACCCCCGGCCTTGAGCTGATCGTCATCAATCATGGCCTGAACGCCATGCAGGTGTTCGGCAACGGCTCCGACCAGATCGACGACCAGTTGGCGTCTCTCGGCGTGTCGCAGATGTCGTTTTCGATGGTGATCTTTACCTGCGTCACTGCGGGTAACTGGTACACCGAAGGGCTCTCGTCGGGCTTCGCTGCAAGTCTCGGCCTGCAGACCTTCAGTTTCCAGACGGTCACGGCCAACGCGGGGAACACGCAGGGCACGGGCACGCCGGTTACCACGATGATGGCGAACATCCTCGCGGCCGGCGCAGGGTCTTGCATCTTGCCTGCCTCGGTTCCGGGCATCGAGATGACGGTGCATAACATCAGCGCCTTTACCGTCACCGTGTTCCCCAACGCGGGCGGCACGACGACGGAGAAAATCAACCTGCTGGCAGCGAACACCGGTCTGGCGATGCTGACGAACACCTCCACGGTGTACACCTGCAACATCGCCGGGCAGTGGTGGACTGTTCCGCGCGTGCCGAGCTGAGATGTCGACCGCATCGAACAACGACTTTTCGGCGGGGCAGGTCGTCTCGGGGATCGGGGCGACTGCATCGCAGAACAGCCCCGACCTGCTGAACCCCTACGGCCGGGGCGTGAAAGTGTTCGTCAATACGACGGCCATCGGCACGGGTTCGATCACGGTCGCCGTCCAGGCAAAAGACCCGGGCTCGGGTGCCTATGCCACGCTGCTCGCCTCGGCGGCCATCATCGCCAACGGGGTGACGGTGCTGACGGTCTATCCAGGCGTCACGGTCACGGCCAACGTTTCGGCCAGCGATGTGCTTCCGCGTCAGTGGCGCGTCAGCGTCACCGCCGGCAATGCAAACCCAGCGAACTACAGCGTTGGCGCCTGCGTGATCGTCTGAGGTTTCCATGCCGACGATGCCTTCACTGGTCGGCCTGGATTACCAACAGGCGACCGTCGTGCTGATCCTTGGCGGCGTGGTGCCGAACAACGGATTAGTGCCGGGCATGCAGACGAAAACGCCGAACTTCGGCTACTTCGATGCATGGCCAATCAAGGTGGTGTG